TTACTCAAGCTAGTAAAGATTATAGTTCTGGTATTCTTGAGAGGTCTGCAGTTGCTGGACTACAGCAAGCTGCTGGTACATATTTAAGTGGTGGATGGAAAGGCGCTCCTACTAAAGGTGTTGCTGGTAGTGGGTCATTAGGATTAGAGGCGCCACCAACATTAGGGTCTTCTGATCCATTCGCTTCTCCGGGTTTATTTTCTGATGCGGGCGGTTCTTTTTCTGGAGCTAATTCTGGCTTCTCACTTACGAGTCCACCTAGCAATTTAACCATGCCAGATCTTTTAGATTATAATGTAAGTAACCCTATTGGTAGTGCCACATCAAGTGGTGCTGGAGGCAGTCTATTTAGTGGTGGTTCTCCTTCTACGGGATATAATACAATGTTAGATGGTTATTACCAAGGTGGTGGTTTAATAGGTATGTCTAATGGTGGATTTACAGCAGCGGGAGTATTGGGGGCACAGGGTCTAGACCCAACAGAACAACAATTAAAATTATTTCAATCATTTGATCCTTCAAAAATAGAACAAGCTAAAACTGGTGCAGAAGCAAGTATATTTTCAATGACTGGCGGTATGGGTCTTTCTAGTGCTGGTGGAGGTTTTGGTGCTAAGCAAAGAGCGACAGCTTCTGCTATAGGTGCTGGTGAAGATCTAATTGGTGATACCACTGAGCAAGCACAGCGATCCTTTGAGTCAGATACACTTGGAACTGCTGCTGATTTAGTAGCTGGTGGTGCTAATTTTAAAAATCAAACAACACCAGATGATCCTATTT